CGGTCTTGCCCTTCAAAAACGGATTGGCGTTGACCTCTTGCGCGCCCAATACGCTTTCGACAGACGCGTTAGGGTCGGCGGACAGCAGCGACCGCGCGCCGCCAATGCCAGCGAAATGCGCCAGATAAAGGTTGGCGCCGTTAGGCTCAAACCCTGCGCGGGATAGCGTGGTTGCGTTGCGGTTGGTGTGCGCCTCGCCCAAAAATTCTTCGATGGGGCGACCGTCCGGCAACGTGGAATTGCGGTAGGACAGGATTTGAGAATTGCTCAACCCGCGCGCGATGTCAGGGAAATTGCGCTTAAACTCGTCGATAAACGTGGGGTCGATGAACTGGAACTGTCCACGCGCCGACGACGCCGGGTTAGCCCCGCGGCCTTCGCCGCGGTCTATGGCGGGCAGAATGGTAGAGATGTCCGTGGACCGCGACGTGGGGATGGGGGCGGCGCCTGTCGCGGGCGCAGACAGCGGGATCGTGTCGCCAGCGGCTGCGCCTGGCGCCGCCGGGGCCGACATAGGCGTGGCCGTTGGCGCCGCAGGGGCCGCAGGAGCAGCGTTACGCGCCGGGCCTTCAGTAAAAGGTACGATTTGCCCTAAACGCCGGTTCATCAAGAACGGCGTGCCTTCTATTTCAATTTTTTCCCATTCTGCAAGCGATTGATCGGCTTTTTGCATAAGTGCGTCTAGGCGCGCCCGGTCAAAAGTCGGCGGAAACAGCCGTGCCCAGCCCGGTACGTCCCGTTGGACGCGGGCAAGAAGATCAGGATAAGTTTCGGGGGTGACGCCCGGCAGTTCGTCGCGATACTGCTGCGTATACTTAATACCGCGTTCAACATCTGCTGTTTGAGCCTGACGGCGCTGGTTTAACCCTGCGGTCAACGCTTGATACGCCGCCGCGCCTGTCGTTGGCGCGACCGCCAGCAAACGGTTAGGCGCGTCGGGGGATGAAATATCGAAGTCTGGCTTAGACACTTCTCGGCGGATATTGGCGCGCTCTTGCTCCGCCCCCATCAACTGCTGTTCGCGCATCGCGTTTAGCGATTGCGTCTGCATAGCGTTAGACATGCCCACGATGTCGGGCACTTGGAATTGGCCAAAATTAAGCGGGGCAAAAGAACCGGACATATGTTGGCTCCTTATTGCGGCATCAAAGCGTAGTTAGAAGGAACGGGCGGCCCATACACCGCCGCCGTGTTGCCTCCGTTGTAGAAATTCATTCTAGCTTTATTTAACTGGTTTTGTGATTCTAGAAATTGATTCTGCATGTACAGATTGGCCCCGGTGCTAAGGCCCTGGTTCAGCGCGCTGGCCATGTTGGCGTAGCTTGACGCGCGGGCTTGGCCGCCGGCTATTGCAGCGTTGGCCAAACCTTGCCCTGTCTGACCCGCCGCGTTGGACAACATGTTGGTGCTGGATTGGCCGCCGCCGTACAGGCTTTGAAGCGGGTTGAGTTGATTTGAGCGGTTGGTTTGGTAACGGTTGAAAGCGTTAATATATTCGTTTGACGCCGTGTCCTGCCCAAACCGCGTAATACCCTTCAGCGTGGACCCCGACAGCAGGCCGCCGCGCGCGGCCGCCGACCGTTCCAGCGCCTTCATGCCCTCGCTTACGCGGAACCCATAGCCAGGGTCGGCTTCAAAATCAGCCATGCTGAAGTCGCGGGCGTACTTTCCAAAATCAGGGGACGACGTATCGCCGCCCTCTAGCCCAAGCAGCGTCAGGGTGCGGTCTTGCGCGGCTAGGCCTGCCTGGCGAAACGGCTCCTGTAACGCTTCTTGCCGGGTATACGCTTGTTCTTGCGCGGCGGCGGCGTCACGCGCGGCCCTTTTCTGCGCTCCTGCCGCTTTGTCCGCCGCGTACATGGACCCGGCTGTGCCGATTAAGGCGGCGCCACCCATAATAACTGCTCCGACCATGGCGTCAGTCTCCAATCCACTTGGTGTAATACACCTCAACTGGCTGCATTTTCAAATACTCAAACAGCCTAGAAGCGTCTTTGTGCAATTTGGACCCATAAAAAATGCGCTGGACGCCCCGGCGTTTGGCTTCGGCTTCTACCGCCCGAAAAAGCTTTACGCCTTCCATGCGCCCGCGGATGTCGGGATGGGTCCAGAAGATGTCCATCTGAAGGGTCAGGCAGGTGCTGTAGTGCAGGCCTGGCTCAACAAACCCAACAAAATAGCCGACCAAACGGCCCTTTTCACGCAATGTAACGACAAGTATTTTGCCGGCTTTTTCACACGCGGCGTAAATGTCGTATTGCATAGACAAGGGCACTTTATCCTTGTTCAGTGCCAACTCTTCCCAATGCGCGGGAAAGAGTTCTACCGCGTCAACAAGGAAATCGCTCCAAGGTTCAACCTGCGCCGTAATCACGTCAACCGCTCCGAATGTCTACGATGCAGACAATCCTGTCATCGTCGCTGTTGTTTACGACGGAATGTGTCACGCGGTTGTTGACCCACCAAACTTCGCCGGAGCGAAAGTTGACGGTCTCGTCCTCGCAATGAAACAGCGCGCCGGGGCGGGATTGTAACGCAATTTGATACCGGGTGTAAAACTCCGCAGGGGCGCCGCGGTCGACATGTGGGCGTATGATGGCACCTGACGGCAGCTTGGTGACGATGACACGCCCTAGTTGCACCCCGTTGACGCGGTGGATTAGGTCCAGCACCAGCCGGCGCAACGATGGCAGCGCCATCCACGCAGGGTAGGGCCGCGTCTGGATGTCGTTGGCAACCGTGAAAATGTCGTCGGACACCTCGTTAAACCACAGCCAGATGTCGTTCACCGCGCTGTGGGCGGTTTCTGGATGGGTAGTCCGTAGGGTGTGCTGGTCCCATAATTCCGGTTGTAGCGCCAACTCGCGCAGCACCGGTGTAACATCGACCTGTTCTGCTATGCAGAGAAAATTCTTCACTGCGTCACCTAGCGCCTGCTAACGCCGCTTTGATTTCGTCGGGCGTCCCGGCGGCGTCGATCTGCACCTGCATGTCGGCGTACTTTTCGCGGATAGCCACCCGCGCAGCTTCAGCGGCAGCAGCAGGCGAGCCAGGTATCTGCTTGGCGATAATCTCATCATGCGGAGAGAACTCGATGGCGCGGGCCGCGCGGCGGATGCTGTGCGCGATGTCCTTGGCTTTGTCGACGTTGATGGTGATCACAATGTAAACTCCCACGCGTTGCGGAAGGTGCGGTCTGACGGGATGTCGGCCGCGTCGACGATCTTAAACGGCTTGCCCGCCGGCACAACCTTGGCGGCCAGCGCTTCCATGGTGTTGCCTTCTTCGGCCAACCACTCGGGCGCCGGCACCACCACGGCTACGCCGCCGTCGTCGTTGGGGTATATGATGAATTGGGGCATCGGATCACCTGAAAATAGCGACGGAAACGTACGCACCATCGGCGTTATAGCCTGTGGCCGCGGTGGCGCCGGTGGCGCCGCAATATAATCTCAAAGCTGTCGTTGTCGGGGCCACATTATGCGCCGTAGCTATCCCCCAAGCGGGGTAATTAACGGCACCAGAAGCCGTCGCGACAACAGAATAGTTTGCGTCAGGCAGGGCGTTGGTGAAATTCACCGTGTAATTGCCAACTCCATTGTCGGTAATGCTGGTAACATTTCCGCTGGCGCGGATTGTGCAAAAACCGGCTACATTGGTGGTCCCGTCAAAATTCACCCAAGCGCGGCAACCGTAAGCGGTGCCGGTAGAGCCATAGCCGCTGTTGAACCCAAAAGTTCCGTCCTGAGAAACCCGCACCCTTTCTGTAAGAGTGCCGTCTGTCGTTGCGTTGCGGGTATAAATAGAAAGCCCCCCGACGGTGTTATTGCTGCCATCGGTAAGCCAACTTTTAACCGCAGCCCAGGCGCCTTGGTTAGCGCCAAACATGACTGCGCCACCATTGTTTGCCGCTGACCCGCTGTCACGGAGCCACAAGGTGCCGCCAAGATTTCCTGAAGTGCTGTATGTAAGAAGTGTGGTTTGGCCCGTGCCGTAGACTTGCAATTGTGCGGCAGGCGTGTCCGTTCCTATCCCAACATGGCCGACATCATTGACGCGGACGCGCTCAGTCCCGGCGGTAGAGACGGCAAGCGTGTTTACGGCGGGGAACCATACGCCGGTGTCCAAATCGCTTTGGTGGGCGATTGACGGCGTGGCTGCGGCGCCGTTGGCAAAGCTGGCCACAGTGGCAACCGTAAGCCCGGCGTCTGGCGACGCGGTGCCGATCCCGACGTTACCGGTGGTGTCGATGATGAACGGCGTAGCGTCAGGGTCGGCGCTGTCCTGCACCCGCAGGACCGGGCCGGTGCCCGTCTGGGTGATCTTAAGCGCCGGCGTCGGCGTGTCGCTGTCGATCACGACGTTGCCCGACAAAACGGGCGAAATCGCGGAGGTGGGGGCCGAGATGTAGTCGACCGTCCAAATCTCAACGTCGTTGGCGTCGGTCAACTTGAACTTGTACAGCGCGCTGCCCAGCCAGATGTTAGCCTCGCCGCGCGAATCAAGGATGACCGGGTTGGTGTTAGGCGTGGCCGCCGTGTAGTCCGTGTACGTGGCCTGCGGCGTTGTGGTGCCTGCGGTGTAGGTGTAAACCTTACCTCCCGAAAGAGGAACGCCGGCCGCAGTCGTAAACTGCATTTTAGGTTGTGGGGTCAGGACGGCCATTATTCACCTATATTTGCAGAGACGGTGAGGATAACAGATGGAATAGCAGGCGCGAAAGCGGACGCGGGCAAGGCCTCGATAGTCACGTTGGTGCTGTCTGACGCCCACATTAGGCGAAAATAATCACCTGTGTCCATACTTAAGAAAAAATTCCACGCGGCCAAATAGGCGTGGCTGGTGCCCGACAACGTGATTTTGGTCGCTGATTGAGGGACGGCTGTGCCGTTGATGTCGGCCCAGATGTAGACGTTCTTGGCCGACGAATTGGTACTGATAAACTGGGCGGAAAACTGGAAATTGTACAGCCCGTGGCGGTCCACATAGACGCGCGACGTTGGCGTCCCAAGGTAGACGCCTTGGCTGTAGTCGGTGTTGCTGAACGTCATGGCGTAGCCAGTGTTAATGGCCGCCGCCGTCTGCGTTGTCTCGTCGTGGAAGGCCCCGTTCCGCAGCGACCCGCTGCCCAAGATGGCAAACAGGTTGTAGAAAAACCGAAACCACGGCCGCGTCGGGTAAGGCGTGGGCGCCTCGGCAATGGCTACCCGTGCGGCGGGTATCTGGGTGATATTCTCAGGCATTGGTCGGGCTTACTATGAGTTCCGCGCCCGTGATTGTGATCGACACGGGGTCGGTGCCTGATACTTCGTATACGCGGTCGCGCAGCTTCAGCGTCATGCCCAGCCGGCGCCAGAACACGCGGGTGCCGGTTTCGCCGATGCGGCCCATGGATTTCCAATGCTCGTTGGACCATGTGTGGCCGCCGTCGTCAGACCAGCGCAGCATGACCTGCGGGTCGACGCCTTGACCCGTGCCGTCAAGCCCCACGCCCGTTTCACAGTCTAATTGCAAGCTGTGCTGCGTGGTGCGGCGAAGCGTGTTTGTGCCAGTTGGCAACGCCCGCCACGACCGCAACCACTTCTGAACCGACCCGGCTTCGGAATAGACTGTGAGGTCGTAGGCGTAGAGGCCGCCGGTCAGGTAATCGCCGATGACGATTTCGCCGTTAAAGGCCATCTGGTTGTTGCCGCGATGGCGGGTAAACGCGTTGTTCAGCCAGCCGGCGCGCTGGTGCCAAGCCTGCGTGGCGACATCGTAGACCCACGTAGTGTCCGCGGAGGGGAAATTCAGGACGTAGAACGAATGGCCATCCTGCTGGTATGTGTACGCCGTGGCGTCGGAAATATCCGAGTACTGCTGGATTTGCCATTCGACCGAATGGGTCGAAATGCGGGTGCCGTTGTAGCCGTTGGACCGGTATACGATGCCTTTACCGCGGGCGTCGGCGCCCAGCCAGAACACGCCGTTGTCCAGTTTGGCGACCGAAAAGGGCGCAGCGCAGCCAATTTCGTTGAACGCGCCTTGAATGCGCGACAGAGGGAAATCCGGCAGGCCAGCGTTGTACCAGACCTCGACCGAGGTTTGGCCAAACAGCCAGACTTCGCGGTGGTCTACGATTAAGGACACAAGATCGTCTGGCGAGCCTTCAGCGCTGGCGAAATCCAGCGGATCGACGGACGTGCCGTCAAGCAGGGCCGTCACCCAGAACTTCTGGCTGTTGGGTTCGTTGAAGACAAAATAGCCGTCAAGGAAGCCTACGGTCGTGGCGCCGGGGAAGTCAGGGTCCGTGATCTGCGCGAAAACGTCGGTGTTGGCGTTGTATATATACCCGGTAGCGCCGGCCGCGATGAACAACTGCGTCCCGTTGTCCACCATGGACACGGGGCCTGTCCCCGCGACGGTGCCTTTGGCCGTCGCCACCCATTGATCATCTATTTTGTACAGCGTGTTGCCGGAGACGGCGTAGCCGTAATTGCCAAACGTCCACAACCCGCGCACAGGGCCGACGCCCAGCGTAACGAGCGACCGCAGGCCTGGCGCGCGTTGAAGGAACGCAGGCGCCTTGCCGCCCTCTGGCACCAGTTCTGGGAACAGGTTTATCATGCGGTTGTCGGCGGCGTTGACGCTGCGCGCCACATACGCCGACCCTAAAATCGGCGTCTTCATCAGTAGTTCCCGGCGTAGATGTTGTAACGCTGCCGGGTGCCCACGATGCTGTAGGGCAGCGCCATGATGTCGCCTGGGTTGTTGATGCGCTTGATGTTGCGCTTAGATGTCATGGCAATGCGCTGCACTTGGGGCGACGGCTCAACGCCGTACTCGGGCGCCAGTTCACAGGCCAAATTGTACCGGAAAGCGCGGAGGTAACCGGGCGGAAACGTCAAATCCGTGGCCAGATTGGCCGGCTGATGAAGTTCTTCGACCGAGATGAAATGGAACTCCAGCACTTTGGTTGGCACCGGGTACACATACATGTCGATGTCGGGGTAGGTCATGTTGATAAACATCACTTGCGGATACGTGCTGGTCACGGTTTTGACCGCGATGCCGTCGTATTGCTGCTGGTTGATGAATTTGATGCCGTAGGAAATACCGGACGCCGGGTCGCGGAAATAGGTGCTATCGTCCAGCAGGACCGGGCGGTTGCCGACGAAATTTCCTGACGGGCCTAGGGTACGCGAAATGGAGCCGGGCGGCCAACTGAACACCTGGTCTTGGGTGGAGAATATAGAAAGCCGTTCCGTGTTCCAGCTTTCGATCATCTGGTTCATGGCGACAAGCGCGTCTTGCGACGTGGCAGCGGAAGGGGTTTCACCTTCAGCCAAAACACCCAGCAGCCTTAAAGAGCCGTTGATGATGTCGCCTGCCGTGGTCATGTCAGTCTTCCTTCTCTACCCGCCGGCGGGCGCGTCGCGCCAGCCCATTTACCGCGGCTTCAGCAAGAGCCGGTTCTGGCTCGGGCGCTGGGGCCGGGTTGGCAGGGTTATAGCGCATCCAGCCGTACTCTTCATCATGTTTTGCTTCTGCTTCCGCGATGGCTACTTTATCGCCATGGACAGGATGCTGCAAATAGATCAGGGGCATACAGACCTCAAAAGGTCGGCCCCTGCCGAAGCAGGGGCCGGTTGGTATTAGGCGACGCGGTAGAGCGTCCACGCAGCGTCACCGCTCTTGCGAGCGATGAACACGGCGCCAGACGTGACCGGGACCGTCATGGTGAGCGACCCGGTGATCGTCCAGCCGGTGTTGGTGGCGATGATCGCCGTGCCAGACGCCGTGCCAAGGTTCACAAGACGGAACATGAAGGACGTGCCCACCTTGTCCGAGTTGCTGAGGTCGGTTTCCAGCGCAGCCACGGTCGGCAGCGTGTAGGTCACCGAGGCGCCGCTGACGCCGGAGTTGGCAAGGATCAGGCCATTCAGGACTTGCTGAGAGGTAAGCGTCGCCGCGGAGGCGATGGATACCGGATCAGGAATGGCGTCGATCAGTGGCTCGTTAAGGTTACCAGTGCCAACCTGGTAACCGCCAGTGCCGTTAGGAAGTGCCATGTTCGTGTTCTCCTATTCTCTTACCGATTAGCCCCAGAGCCGCACGGCCATGGGCGGACGGATGGTGTTGTAGCCATACAGCACGTCAATACGACACGGCAG